ATATTAATTATATTAGGTAAATCCTGAAGCTTGATAACCCTATCGTAGTTCTTAGCTTGATCTTCTAGAAAATCCATAACATCAGCAGCTGCATAAGGGTCTGATAGAATGTTGTCAAAATACCCTCTCAGACCTTCGTCACTGATGTTTAAATCGTCAATTCTATCTTGGAGTTTTGTTGCTTTTTCAATAGCACTTGTACTTTTATTAGTACCAGTGCCAGAAGGTCCACTGTTCTTGATATAGCTGGCTAAAATGCCTTCTTCACGTTGAAGTCTAACTCTATTGTTAAACTCCTCTTGGTCTTTTTTATTTTGTATTACTTCGTCTGCCCATCTATTAGCACCGATCCAACTTAATCCCATCTTTATGCCCTCGCCATTAGACCAGTTTTAGCTGGTTCTTCTTCTACTGCAGGTAACTCTTCAGGCTCTTCTTTTAGCTCTTCCATTGTAGTAGGAATGTCTTCACCTTCTTGTTCACGAAGTTCATTCATAAACTTTTTAGCACGAGCAACATCTCTTTGATAAGAGATAGCAGCCTTACCTTCTTTATCTTCAAAGCCTTCTTCATACTTGATGTTTGCTGCATCAGCAAAGCCTTTGATATACTCATGCAGTACTGGGGCTATTACTAGGCTTACATCAATACTATGGATACCTGACATTACAGCACTACGAAGTATGCCTTGTACAATAGTAACTAAGTCTACACCAAACTCTAGGAAGTAGAGAATGTCTTCCATAGCCCCATCACGAAGAAGATTTTCAATGTGGGAGTCTATAGCCTCTATAGGATCTACAATCTCTGGTGGACGTTCATAAGGGGCATTTTTTGGTTCTGTTGTTAAGGATTGCCCAGGCACTGGCCTGTCAAATTTTAAAGACATTATTAATACCCCTGCGTAAATAGATCTGCTTCTGCTTGTCTACGTTTTGTCAAACCTTCTAAAACTTTACCACCTGCTCTGTTATACTCTAACATCATTTCAGAGATTTCTTCATCCCCCCTGATGTCATCTCCAGAGTCACCTGTGATAAGTTTTCTAAAGTTTCCTTGACCAGCATTATAAGTGAAACTTGTCAAAGCATCAACCTGATTTTCTGACCAGTCATAACCAAATTCTTGTTTAGCTTTTAGGACTATTGTACGAGCTTTTGTAACTTCTTTTAAAAGTTCTTTTCTAGCTTCTTCTTCAGTTATTGTTTGGCCTTTTTTACCTTTAGTTCCGTAACCAATAGAGTACCTGCCCTGATCGTCATAAGCTTGTGCTTTGAAACCTTCTTGACCTATGATAAAATCTACAATATTGCCTATAGTAGTTACACTTGGATCTTCTAAGGGTGGCCCATCAGATGTTGTAGGAGATACGTCAGAATCTTGACTTGTATAGGATGCTTTACGTGCCTCATTATCTTTTTGGACTCTTCTCATTCTTTCTAAGATTCTGGCAGAGATACTGTCCCCTTCTAACTCAGAATCAGCTTTAGGCTGCATAGCAAGTCCTCTAGTCTCATTGGCTGACTTGAGTGCCCTAGAAGCATTTGGTCCACCAGACTGAAGAGCTTCAATCAGTTTTGAGTAGCTGGGTCCGTAACTGAAATTTGACATTGTTATTATTCCTACATTAACTATACTAGAATAGACCACCAAGTATACCATCTGGAGACGTACCAAACAAGAACCTCATACCAAATTGAGTTTTAGCAGCATCTTTTTCCCCATCAATAGCCTCTCTAGCTTTTTGCAGATCTTTGTCAGACATAACAATTTTTAAAGCTCTATCTAAAGCAGACTCGTCGGCAGTAAATGCATACGACATGATATCACGTTCACGTTGCCAGATTTGGTCTAGGTTTGTTGATGTTAAAGCATTTATGGTTTTGGCAAAATCCATATTACTTTCGTTCTGTGCAGCAGTGTTCAGTGTAGCAATATTCTGTCTCCACTGGGCATTAGCCTGTGCAACTACAAGACCGTTCTGTGCATTAAACAGATCACGTTGTTGCTGAATCTCAGAGTTAAACTGCTTCATAGCATTTGAAGCATTTGCATTAAACTGGTTCATTGCATTTGTCTGTGAGGCATTGTACTGCCCAACTTGAGTAGACAAGTTTGCAAAGAACTGGTTAGACTGGTTCTCACTAGATGCGTTAAACTGAGCAGCAGCATTTTCTGCAGCTTGATCAGTAAACAAGGACTGGATAACCTGCTGTGCCTTGAACATAGAAGTCTGCTGTTCATTGTTTAAGTTAGCCATATCCATCTGCAAGAAGTTCTGTGCATTCTGTACAGCAGCTTGTTGACGGTTGTTAAGGTTAGCCATGTCAAGTTGTGACAATGCAGCAGCTTCTGCCATAACAAGAGCTTGCTTGTTAGACAGGTTTTGTAGTTCCATTGTGTTAGCTGCACGAGAGTTTTCAAGTGCAATCTGCTGTTCTGCAGTAAAGTTCATGTTTGCAATTTCAGAAACTTTAGCAGCATTCATAACTTTAGTCTGGAACTCTTGATCAAAGTCTTGCTGTAAGAACTCTGCTCGTTTCTGAGCTTTAAACAGAGCTGTCTGTTGCTTATTAGCAGCATCAATTTGAGCAATAGGTAGTGCAGACTCCATAGCAGCTTGTATAACTGCCTGACCTGCCATAGACGAAGCACCAAGACCTCTAGCTGCAAGTTGTGCCATAGCACCTCTCATAGCACCTGCAGCCCAAGCTGGAGTCTCTCCACCTTCAAACTGTTGCATTAACCCTGATAACTCATCCTGAACAGATGCAGCTTGCACTTCACCAGTACCAAATGCTTTACCTACTTCTCCTTGATCTACAGCAGATCCAGAAATAAGTTCACTAGCACCTTCAGTAGTGTCTAAAGTACGAGTAGGTACGGTGCCACCTGGGCCTTGAGCATCAGCTACCCTTACTGATGAACCTGTTTCTGCATCAAGATCTGATACAGCACTTGTTTTTTGTTCTTTTGCAGTTACTTGAGATTTATCTCCAAGTGTACCTGTTACTGGAGTAAGGTTTTGTGTAGCCGTCTTAACTCCTTCAGCAGCAGTTGCTGGATCATAAGTAGACACATCAGCTACATCAGGTTGATTTACTGTAGAAACAGTTCCAACTGAAGTTGCATCTTGCATCGGTGCTAAGGTATAAGCTTGACCTGCAGTATCCCCAATAAAGTCTGCTGATTCTGGTTTAATCTGAGCTACGTTAGCTTGCATTGGCTGCATGGTCTGATTGACCAGATTCTGCTGCATCATGCCAAATTGTTCTAGAGAAGTTTCTCCTGTTCCAGCATTTTCGTCGTATATAGTAGAGCCTACCGCAGGGTTTACATCGTTAGCAGTTACAGTTCCTGTATCTGTACCACCCTGTGCACCCATACGTTTAGGTGCCATCTGCGACATAGCTTGCTTATATTTACCCATACGTGCTGCTGCAGCAGGGCTAGATTGAAGAAAGTTTTCTAGCTGACTTGCTGGTCCATCAAAGCCTAAGAACTTTCTAGCAAGTTGTACATCACCACCTTCAGCCATACCAATTACACCACCTCTGGCAGCTGCAACGTTAGTTTCAGATTTTACAAATCCAGGTGGTACGTACACTGTAGGGTTACCATCAGCATCTACAGAAATCATCATCTGTTGACCTGTGGCTTTATTAATATATAAAACCTGACCACCGTAACCTCCTTGAGATTGTGATGTCAGGTTTGGCATGGTAGTACCCGTATAGTTACTATAGGTCGTAACACTTCCTGGAACTGCAGAAGCAGGTGCACTAACTGCAACATTAGTTGTACCTGCACCTGGGTACTTACCAGACTCATCTTGAAATCCTGGTACAGAGGTAGGAGTAGCTACAGGACTTTGTACAAATGTCTCAAAGCCCCCTGATGTTGTAGTTTCACTACCTGTGTTTGTTCTGTCAGGGATAACAACTTCAGGAGTTGTAGTACCAGTTCCAGTACCTGCGCCAGTATCGGTTCCAGTACCTGGAGTTGTGGTTCCTGTAGAAGTATCTGTAGTAATAGTTCTAGTATCTTCTTCTACTTCTTCTTCTTTTGGTTGCCCACCACCTAAAGTAACTTTATACCACTCTTCATAGTTTGCAAAAGTAGGATCGTCTTGAAGAGTAAACTTAGTTTTAAAATTCTCAAACTCTGCTTCAAATTCAGTATCAAAATCTTGATATTGAGTTGTTTGTGTGGGAAATGCTATCCCATATAGATAACTCATTTCATTACTAAACTTTGATCCTGCACCCCCTACAAGATTTTGGTCTACTGCTAAATTTCCCCAGTTATTTAAAATATTTTGAAGATCTTGACCCCTGTTTTTATAATCTTGATAAAGCTTTTTGTAGACATCTTTTTCAGAAGCATACCCCTGCTCTTCCATCATATATCTTACCCCAAAAGGAGTTATGGAAGGTTTACTTTGTGCTTTTGTTAAAGCTAAATTAAGTTTATTAGATCTAGTACGATACTCGTTTTTAACTTGTTCTGCAGTGCCTGAAGCTACGACAATATTTCCTGGAGCATAAAGAGTACTATTACCGTTTAAATCAGTTATAGTTTTATAAGAACCTTGACCAATACGAATGTTTTTAACAATCATATGGTGGTTGTATGCCTCATCAGACTCAAAGTCTTCACGAGTTCTGTCATCGTTTACGTATTTATTATACTCTTTTACTTGGCTACGTTGACGTTCTGCTTCTAAAACACCTTCACGTCCAGCACCAGTGTAGCTAATAGTACCGTCAGCATATTTTACACCAAAAGAAGTTACAATGTTTTTGCCGTTAGCATCTTTTTCTATATTGCCATTTGCATCACGTTGAAACTCAACGTGCATCTTAGGAACTTCTAGTTGATTATTAAGTTGATTGTTAGTAGTACTGGTAGATTCTAAATCTGTTGTGCTAGAAGAACTTGGTGTATAGTCTTTAGCTAGTCCATGTCTTTCTTCAAAAGATGTGCCAGCTTCATGGTCATATACTTCACCAGTGCTTTTTGCTATAAGGCTTCCGTCTCCACGATCTGTCCATCCATATTTATCTACTAATATTTTTTCTACGTTTGATAACTTATTAGACGTACCCGAAGATGCTGTTTCTGAGGCACTTGTTCCAGAACCTCCTAAACCTTGTTCAGCTCTGTTAGCCTGTACAGCATTGGAGTATGAAGCAGCATCATCATATACCTCTCCTTGGTAATGATATTGCCCAGTCTCTTTGTTGAAATAGTTATCCATACCTTAATACCTTACAATGTCAGAGTTTTTATAAGCTTTGATGTGTCTGCTTTAGTAAACTCTTGATAATTACCTTTTAGATTATCTGGAAAATCAATAAACTCTATAGTTGCACCAGTCTTACCTGAGACCTCTAGGGCTACATCGTAGAAGCTACGAGCTTTACCTGTTCCAAAGTTCCATATACCAGACTCGCCTACATCAAAAAATCTTTGGTGGTCCATGACAACTTTCCCTACGTGAATAAAGTCTCTAAAATACTTAGAAGAACCTTCGAACAGTTTTATTTTACCAGTTGTTTTAGCTTGGAACATAAACTTGGTAAATGGACTTGCTTGGTTTCCTTTGTGTTCCTCGTGGGGGCCATGTACGTTGAAGTATCTAAATATCTGAGTAGTGATATCAGCATTTCTAAGCTCTATATACTTTTCAAACAGTGCCTTACTACGAGCATAATGGTTCTGAGGAGCAATAGGAGATGTCTCCTTGAAGTCTGACTTTAATCCGTAAACTGAAGCACTGGAGGCAAACTGAAACTTAACGTTATGTTTAATACACTCTTCATACAACTTAATAGAAAACTCTACATTCTGTCTGTATATACGAGAGATATTTGTCTCAGTAGTAGAGCTAATAGCCCCTAAGTGTATTACCCAATCTAACCCTTTTACTTTGGGAAACGACATACCCCATTCGTTTTTAACTACCTCGTGGTGTGGCTCAAGTGCATTGACCATGTTTTGACCAATGAACCCATTACTTCCAGTAACTAGTATTTTCATCTTTGGCTATCTCCTCGACCTACACGATAGTTATCTTCTACCGAGTCAGGAGTAGATACCTCGATTACTGTCCCTTCCGTTTCACAAATGATTTGATGCGGGACCAGAGGTTCGTTACGCCACGTATCACCAGCTGTAAGAGTCTTTTCATGAGTGCTTGCGTCTTTTGTATCAATATAGATAACTTTAAATTTTCCCTTAAGGACATACCAAGTCTCATCTTTCTCTCTGTGAAAGTGCATAGAAAATTTAGCACCCTCGTTAAAATGTAAAAACTTACCACAATACTTGTCGTTGGTTGCCCATATCAGTTCTGACCCCCAACCCTTTTTAACATGTCCATTAAGCCGCATGTTGTATCTCCTCTAAACGAGGTGCATACACACCGACATGTTGAACAGTTACCGCAGCAGCTTTCATAGCAAACTTAATAGCTTTTTCTATACTGTCTGTTTGTAGGTAGTTGTACACCAAAGCTGCTAAAAAGGTGTCTCCTGCCCCACAAACATCATGTGCATCTACTTTTGGTGGTAAGTATAGTTTATCCTTGTAGACGACTTTTTCTGACCCAAACGTAACAATCATGTTGTTTGCATCAGATGTTCTATTTTCATACTCGTACTGATTTATCTTTACAAAAGCTTTATTAAATAGTTTTAAGTCTTGCTTCTTTGTATCAATAAATACTGGACCGTTGTAACTCTCTAAGATACTTTGGATGGCAAAAGTGGAGACATAACCTTTATTGTAATCAGAGATAACGACAGCATCATAATCACTAAAGTTGTGTAACCGATGCTCATCATGTTCTTCTTCTATTAGAGGTACATCAACTCTTACAATCTGTTGACCAGTCTTTGAGTCTATGTAACGTTTCTTTGTTTCTTTATATAGAATGTCATAGTGACAATCTACACCAAGTGCTTGAAAGTTTTGTAGCACATTACCAGCCATTCCTAACTTACGAACAGTGGTATCCCAATCTAGTACTGGTACTGGTGCCTCTGGGTTTAGCCTGTTTACGACACCATAACAGTACTCGTCATAGCATCCGTCTCCTATCAACAAAATCTTGGAGGGTTTTTGTTGTTGATTCATTATTGGTCCTCTCAAAGAATACTACCTCTTTACAGTATTCCTCACCAACAATCTTCTTCCCCCTCCAATCGGAACCTTTCACCATAACATCAGGTTCATACCTCTTAATAATAGCTGCCAAGTCTTCATCTGAATCAAACGACACAACAGCATTAACAGGCTTCAACATTGACATCAGATGCTTCCGATTTTTCAGATTGTTAAAAGGTCTATCTGCTCCCTTGTTATACCTTATTTTACTGTCTGTGTCAATAGCTACGAGTAAATGACCACCTAACATCCCTGCAAATTCAATAAGATCAAGGTGTCCAGAATGTATTACATCAAAGGCTCCATTGACAAATACTTTCTTCATGTGTATTATCCTGTTAAAAAGGAGTTGTTATGTCCAGATTTAAGCATATCATAGAACAAGACCCACAACAAGTTCAACAACAAAACCTACCCTCTGATTGGCCTACTGTGTTCCCTAAATCTATTGTTGGTTTAGATCGTGATGGTGTCATCAACATAGACAGAGGACACTATCTTACTGATCCTGACGACTGGGAGCCTATCCCTGGTTCACTGGAAGCTATTCGTATGCTTAGGCTAAAAGGCTACAAAGTAGTTATTCTAACTAACCAAGGCGGTATTATAAAGAAAGAGCAGACACATGCACAGGTAGAAGCCATTCATCAACGTATGTTTGAGGTGTTTGGCAATGCAGGTATCTACTCCATTGATGGTTTGTTTTATTCTGAGTCATCCCTGAAAGAAGACTACTATGCTAAACCTAATATTGGGATGTTTCATCGTACTGAGAAAGAAATATTCAACAACAAAATTAGATTTAAAGATAAAGGGTTCTACGTAGGTGATAAGATCACAGACCTTAAAGCTGCAGAACGTATTGGTGCTACCCCAATCTTAGTACGTACTGGTCATGGGGTAGCTACTGAAAAAGATCTTCAAAAGTTCTCTAAGGAGAAATTAAGAAAGAAGACTAAGGTGTTTGAGAATCTTCTTCAGTTTGCTCAGAAGCTACCGTAACAAGCTTCCCTACTTCTGGTAGGTACATGTAGTCAATGTCACAGTTCTTCATGGTGTGTAGTGCATCCTCTAGTGTTTCTACAAGTGGTTCACCTGCTAGGTTAAAGCTTGTATTGAACAGGATTGGTACACCAGTGATCTTACGGAACTCTTCAATCAGATCGTAATAGGCTTCGTTCTGCTCTCTGGTTACAGTCTGAATACGACATGTACCATCTACGTGTGTGATAGCAGGAACTTCACCATGCTTCTCAGTCTTGAAGTCCATTGCATACATCATGAATGGTGTCTCTTCCATTCCGTATGTGTCAAACCATTCCTCAAAGTATTCCTTGAGCATTGACCCTGCAAATGGTCTAAACCACTCACGTCCTTTGACCTTGTTCACTGTGTCCTTACCGTTAGGATCTGTGGGATCGTACAGAATAGAACGATTACCTAGTGCTCTTGGCCCTGCCTCTGATCTACCTTGGAACAAAGTAACAATGTTCTTCTCAGCAATCAGCTTGGCTACATCAGCAGGGGTAACATCCTTTGTGTCGTACCCTTCTAGATCATAGTTTTCAGTACGTTCAGGGCCAAGGTACAATGTACTTAGTGGACGTTTCTCAGTGTCTTTTGTTTGATCATAATATATTAGCTGTGCTAAACCAATGGCTGTACCACCATCATGTGAAATAGGATCAACGTAGATATTAAGGTCAGGGAAACGTTTCTTGTAATAGTAATTGGCTACACAGTTTAGTCCGTAGCCTCCTGCAATTACAATATTCTTTTGTCCTGTCTTGTCTACAGCTTTCTCAATCAAATCACCAACAAGAGTTTGGGTTTCATCTTGTACAGCCCAAGCTAAATCTTTAGCAGCATCTGTCACCTTACTAGGGTCTTTGTGCCAAGCACGAGGATCTTCTTTTAATTCTAAAAAAGGATGTCTGCTGTGGTCTACGTGAGCACCTGCAGGGTAATTTGGAACAAATACGTTTTTGTTTCCTCTGCCATTAAAGAAAAGACTAGGTATAAATTCGTTTTCTTTTCCGTAGGGTGCAAGACCCATAGTCTTACCTGCTTCAATAAAACCAAAACCAAGGTATTCTGACACAGCTTCGTATGCTTTCACTAGTGTGATTGCACTATCCATTTCTGTATCTTCACTGATAACACGTTGTGTGTCATAGTTACCACCGTAAGAAGCAAAGACAGGTTTAATGCCTTCTTCGTAATCACAATTAAAGATAGACTCTGTTTCAAAACCTGGGTTTTTAAACTCACCGTTTATGTCAATCTCTCTACGAGTACCAGATCCATCTACGATAACTGCTGCAGCTTCATCAAACCCTGAGTTGTAGAAAGCACCTGCTGCATGTCCTATATGGTGTGCACTACCTACGTTAATAACTTGTAGGTTAGGATTAAACTTACGAAGGAAACCAGAATAAGGATCTTCACCAGTCCAAGGTAGTCTAGGAAATTCTTCGTGGGTACCACCAAGAACTAAGATATCTACGCCGTAACGTAGTGCTTCCATCATACCTTTGAAGGGATTTCCATCATACTTACTACGAGACAGACGTTCTTCTTCAATGTAGAACTTTAGGTCACCATCTACCAGTAGAGCAGCAGACCCATTGTGTCCTGGGTTGATTGCTAAGATATTCATTACTTCACCTTTTTCTCAATGTCTTTGACAATGTTGTTATACATTGCATTGATCTCTTCATCACTAAAGTCCATGAGTGTGTCGTTAGCTCTATCAGCTAGGTGACTCTCAAGACCTGAAATACGAATAGGTGAGTACTTCTTAGCATCCTTCTTTTCTACGATGTTAAAATAGTCTGGGTAAGTTGTGTTGATAGCAAACGTAGAACCAACAATAACTGTTCCAGGTGTGCCTAATGCCCTAGCCATGTGCTGACCAACTGAGTCTACACCAACAAAATAATCTGCTGAACCAATAAAAGCAGTCCACATTCTTAGGTCTGCCTGTGGCTTCACGGTGTAGGTGTCGTCTGGCAGATGGAAGTCTGGCTCTGCCATAAGAACTAGGTTGTACTTAGTGCTAAGTTTTTTAACTAGCTTTAGGTACGATTGGGGGTCAAGAGAACGAGATGACTCATCAACAACAACACCAGTAGGATGTTTCTGAGCAGAACGACCAAAGGGTTGTAGAACAATATTCTTTTGTTTCTGCTGCTGGTTCTTTACATCTAAGTACATTCCTGCTGCGTTAATCTCTTCCATCTTGGAAGTCTTAAGAACAGGAACACCTAGATCAGAATGATCATGTGTGTTGTTAATCAAGTAGTCAAAAGCTTCTGCCAAAGACTTCTCTTGTTTAAAGTAACCTGGTACTCGATATGGCTCAGGAGATATAATTTCTTCAGCCTTAGACACAACCTGCTCAAAGATACCCTTTTGTTCAGGGTTAAAGGTTTTGTCTTGTAGTTCAGAAATACCCCAGTATAGTGTATCCCAACCATGTACTAGTATTGCAAAGTCATCATTCTTCTTTGCGTATTTAATGAGGGCAGGGATAGCTGCAATAGCACGACCTGCACCTCCGTCAATCATAAACAGTTTTTTCACGAGTCTTTCTTTCTTATTATTATACCCAACTAAGGGTGCTCGTTAGTATAGCTTAATTTTTAGTTAAAATCAAGAAGGTTTAGTTGGAAATTCATAAACAAAAGGAGTAAATAGAGTATTTGGTAAATCCCTTAATTCTTGTCTATATGTATTCCAAGAAGTTTGTTTTTCTTCCGTTAGTGTAACATCTGCTAACTGTGTCCAGTCAGATTCTTGTAGAAGAATATTTCTTAAAGATCTTAAGATAGTCCACTGATCTTCTAGAGCTTTAGTACGTTCTGCTTCATCTATGAAATCCATAGTCATAAATAGACGACCTTCTAAAGTACAAAACTCTGGTACAAGATTAGAAAAGTTTTCAGAATTGTAGTCATGGTCACTTTCATCATCCCAGTCATACATTTGAATAGTAACTGGCCCATCGTTTTCATCAAGACCTACAGGACTTAAATGAACACTTTTTACTACTTTATCTTCAAGTTTTAAATAAATTTTCATTATAATCTCTTTGTGGTAGTAAAGGCTTTTGCCTCTATATTAGGTGGGTATTCTGTAAAGCTTTGCAATCTAGCAGAATCTAGTAAATAGCATGATCCTATTCCCCTTGCCTCTGCAAACTGAGAAGTTGTAATTTGACTTGTTTGAGTAGCAGGATCAAGTATTCCTACAACAACAGATCCATTTAAAGATCCAAAGCAACTACATGGATTGTGTATAGAAATGTACCTACAACTATCAGGATCATAAGATGCATGACTTTGTCTACAAGAACCACCTGGTGTCTCTGCGGTAGTATCTCTACAAATAGATCCTGGGTAAGATGTAAAATTCCAATAAATAGGTTTATGTAGAGTATCGTGGTTACAACAAGATAAACAAAGGCTAGAAACAAATCTTCCATGACAAGTGCTATATATTTTTGCCTGATCAAATGGGTAAGCAGAACTAGTAAACCCAGTAGGTTGTTCGCAAGAATCCATTGCAATAAAAGTACCACTTGAACAATTTCTACAAATTCTGTAGGATTGTCCATTAGGCCAGAATATACAAATGTAACTTGTATCTACTTTACTATACATAGGTGACTGACCATGACTACAGTAAGTAATTCCCCAACAGGCACAACACCCTGTACTATTTGGTAAAGAACACGAAGTGCTAAAGCAGAATCTACATCCATAAGTTATACTTGTTGGACTTACAATAACCTGAGCTAACTCTGCACATGTTGTAGTACAATTTTGAGGTTTCCAAAAAATAAAGCAAGATTCTCCAATACACTCTATTGGGTTATTTCCAGACCATTCCAGTCTAGGGAATTGAAGATATCCTTTACCTTCTGTATAATATATCCCTGTTCTACCACATTTTTTAGACCAAAAACTATTTCCTGAAAATTGTGAATAAGCATTATGAGGATCATGGTAGTCATAGTACTTTTCTAAAGGAGTATGATATCTATTTTGAACACCAAATACTGGTGTAAAGTCACTGCAGCATGTATCAAAAATGTTTTTACATACGCAACACAAATCAAAATATTCTTCGATACAACATAAACAAAGCATTGGTCCAGTCATACACTGACCATAAACACCTGCTAAACTTTGGCAATAGCACCAGTTAGGAGATATTAATCCTATACGAGGAGTAACAAATTTAAAAAAGGCAAACCTATTTTCAGATGCACCAGAAGGTGGTAGAAAGGTTCTAGTTCCATTACAATGATAAGCAAAATAATGGCAAGGTGTGCTTCCACTCCAACACATACTTTGCAAACCGTAGTACCTAGTCTGAGAAGATGAGTATCCTGTGGCTCCAAAAACAGGGTGATCACAAACATAGTAACCTGTGCTACTACCACTAATAGAATTTTTACCATCTATAAGTTGACTATCTACACAACCACCCATAGCAGATAGTCCTGTAGCATTTAGGCCCAGAGCTTTGTAACAGTTAAGAACACTATTTGTTGCATCACCACATTTACTAAAACCTGCTGTTACCACATCATTACATACCTTAACTGCCCAAAATCCTGGACTTGAGACACTACTTCCATTTGCAAAAAAGACGTGGTTATGTCCTGAAGTTTTGTTAGATCCAGGTTTAATAATAAATCCGTTAGGGTGTATAAAGCAAGGAATCTCAGTACCTGGGTAATTAATAGGGATACAACAATAAGCTTGGTACTTTCTACAAAGATTAGGGGCACCAGTAGTACAAGTATTAGAACACCAAACTTCTGCTATAAGATCAAAAGGCAAGCTGTTAGCTGTAGGTACCCCAAAAGTTCCTAAAAACCCAAAATAGTTCATGCCACCTGGTGACATAAATTTTACACCAGTATTACAATAATGTATATTACATCCAGTAGTAGGCCCAGTTCCTGTAAAACTACATACAATACAACAAGTGGCACAAGTTCCTTCACAGTTTATAGTAACAAATCTAAATTTAGTACCACAGTCAAAAGCACCTACATTTGTTCCTGAAGTACCTTGACAGTTACAATAAAATCCATCTACGATTAACCAACCATCTTTTAAAGGGTATGCACAAGAGTTGTCATTACACCCTGCACATGTAACAACCTCTAAAGTGTTGATTAAGCTAACACCAGTTTCTGTTGTGCAAAAAGTGTGTGCTTCGTAGTAGCACTGTTCTTTACAAGCAGTAATAACGTAAAGTTTATCTCCACACTCATTTGAGTAGGAACAACAGAAATCTTTAGGTTTAAATGTTGAAGAAGCACTAGATGTTTGTACTGCACCAAGACTGTCTGTGTAGTTCTGTAAAGACCATTGACCTGTACAATCTCCATTAGTTACCAGAGAAAATGTACTAGTATTACAAGGTTTAATAATACCAAGAATATTTGAGGCAGCATCTCTAGCTACAATAGTAGTTGCAGAACCACCATTTTTAATAGTGTATAAATTAGCTCCTGGGTCCAGTGTAGTTGCGTTAGGCATACAAAGGGAAGCACTTGAAGGATTACCACAAAAACAAACAAGAGTTACTTTGTCGTCCCAATTATCAGCAGTAATCTGGTAGTTTGCAGCACAGATACAACAGTAAGATCCACCTGTTAGACCACCGCCACCAGAAGCTGCATATGTTGAATATGTACTCATATTAATCCCTCTTTAATGTGCTATAGCCCAACCAATGGTAGCATCTACGTATTGTAACTGGAACGAAGCATAAGCTGCATCAACAGTCATGTCCTCTGCTAGGCTCATAATGTTAGATCCATTACGTCCTATAATGTTGTCTGCGTTACCACCAATCTCTGTAATAGCAACTGTATCCCCTACCGTAGGAGAAGCAGGTAATGTCAGAGTAATAGTAGCTCCGTTAAGAAAATATCTATTGTCTGCAGATGCTGTAGTAGAAGTAGTTACTTCGTTAGGAGTAAACTCCTCTTGTTTAGCATCTAGTGTTGTCTGCAGGTTATCAACGTTTGAGATGGTGTGATTATGACTGTCGTCTGCAATAACAAGAGCATCGTAAGTACCACTGACATCTCCGCCAAAAGTAGTTGATGTAGTAACAGCAGTAGAAGCAGCTTGCTTTGCATCAAGTTGTGTTTGAACATTAGATGTAACACCATCTACGTAGTTCAATTCAGCAGCAGTAGCTGTAATGGCAGTCCCACCTATCTGAAGTTCTGTTGAAGCATTAACTGTAGGAGAAGTAACGGTTCCAGTAAAAGTAGGGTTTGCTGTAGGAGCTTTTGTATCTATCTGTGTTTGTACTGCACTTGTAACACCATCTACGTAGTTCAATTCTGTTGCAGTAGCTGTAAGGTCACTGATGTCAGCAACCTCAACAGTCCCATCTGCTAGGGGATTACCTGCAGCAATTAAGTCTGCTAAATCTCTTGCTTTACTCATTTGTTATTCCCCTATTAATCTGCTGTACATGAGTTGGTCATAATCTTATAAGAGTGCACAGCAATACACTCACATGTTCCAGTTCTTGAAGTTTCCATTGATACAACCCACTTTTTACCAACAACAGCAGAGCCTAAATTATTTATGGCAGGTTCATTGGTAAATAGCCTACAACTATTTGGGTTTCCATAAGAAAAAATTGGTATTTGTGTGTAAGATGATAATTTAGAAATGTCTTGTTCAACTTCAAATGAAGTAAACATATTTTGTCTAAATTCACAGTCAGTGCATTTTCCTCTTGCATAGCTAAATAATCCAGAGGATCTAACGCCATTTGCTTGAATTAAAAACGAAGATGGCTCCCAACAAGCCCCTGGGGTAGGAGTTACGTTAATTTTTTGAACTCCCTTCATACTGTTACAGTCAGTCTTACTTCCTGACAAACACCCATTATGAAAATCTGCTTCTATATTCCAAGTGCCTGTAGGGTTAAAATATAGTTTTTGATTATGGGTGTACCCACAACCTGTACAAAAACACACTCTTTCTTCTGTAAAGTAATCACATAAAGTTGGTTGATTTAAATTAAACCAAGCTGCATTTTGACCAGGTGAATAAAATCCTGGACCCATTCTTATTGCTCTTTGTAAAATACCAGGAACATTAAAGTTACATGATAGTGTTTTACTCCAAGCCTGAGAACTTACATAATCAGTAGAGCCATGACTGCAAGCATCTACGTTGTAGGATGAGTTAGCAGGGTTCCAAAGATATTGTCTAGATCTTGTACAATAACAATTACTAGAGTTACAGTAACCAACTTGCAAAATATAGTCAGTATTTAAAGCACACATATATGCACAGCTTGGAGTTCCACCTGAACTACCACATCTAATATTACAGTTGTCAAAACCTAGACTATTACAGAAAGCAACACTTCCATTTGTAATACGAATAATACAAGCACAACTTGGGTGGTCAGATCTAGATTGCCAAACAACTGTACCTACATCTCCACTGTAAGTAAGTGTGCTATTAGTTGCTACTGATGCACAAATGGTAGAAGTTCCAATAGAAGATGGGCCTTCAACTGTGTTAGCACAAATTTTAAGAAGTCTGTCATGGCTATTGTCACCTATTGGAACATAAACATTTTTACAACCATCACTTATAGCTCTTGGTTTTTGTTCATAACCAACTCTGGCATTACTACTGTTACTCGTAAAAACAAGTGTATAGGCAGTTTGTCCACTGTAAATATCTCCTGTAGAGTCATCAATACAGTAGGCTTTTGCATAAAGTCTACCACAATCTGAATCTGATGACCTACCCATTTCAACAGCTAAAGCCATAAAAGCATTTCCATGTAAAGGAACAATACCACCTTGTATAAAGCCTCCACAACAAACACTACTTACCCCCTGAGTTTCTACACAAGTATCTTTGTATGCGTAGCACTTTATGTACTGAGGAAGAGGAACACCGTAAGTATTTAGGGTAGGGTCTGCAGCAGTTCCTCCACCACCTGAGCCACCAAAGAATGAACTAATATTTGCCATGTTTATCTTTCCTTACGAGAATGCCCAACCAATAGTTGCGTCTACATATCTTAAATAAATTACTGTGTATGCGGTATCTAAAGTAATGTCGTCTGCCGTACCCATGATGTTAGATCCGTTACGACCAATAACGTTATCAGTGTTACCGCCTACTTCAGAGATTCTTACTTCGTCACCTACACTAGGAGATGCAGGAAGTGTTAGTGTAATACCTGCAGCATTTAAGTAGTAATGGTTATCTTTTGATGCTGTAGTATTTGTAGTAGTTACGTTTGTTGTAAAGCCAACACCAGTAAGACCTGAACCATCACCTGTAAATGCTGTGGCGTTAACTGTACCGTTTACATCAAGGGCTGTTGAAGGACTTGTAGTGCCAATGCCCAAACTCTCAGCACTCGCATCCCAGAAGAACTTTGCCGTGGTGCCTGTGTCCTCGTAGAAGCTGATGTCGCCGTCTGATGATAGCCCTAAACGTAGCCCTGTTGTATCAGAGAGATACACACCTCCGTTGTTAAACTCAAACGTATGAGTTCCCTCAGTATTGCCAGCTACTAGCTTTACAGCATTGCCATCTGTTTTTGTAAGTGTAAGTGAATTAGATGTACCTGAAGAACTCACAGTCAGCCCATCAGCCGTGACAGTTCCATTTACATTGAGTGCAGTGAAGTTTGGACTATCTGTTGTTGCTAGACCTTGGTTGATTCCTGCTAGGTTAGCATTGTATGCCTGAACAGTACTTCCAATATCAGAGTCAACAACTACGTTGCTACCACCATTTTGTAGTGTTCCAGTAAAGTTAGCTGTAGTATCATCATACTTAGCTGTGTTTACATCATAGCCTTGGACGGTAACTCCAATGTCTGCATCAACTACGATAGTTGCATCATAGGCTTGAACATCTGTCCCAATAGCTACACCAAGGTTTGTTCTTGCTGTAGCTGCATCATCTAGGTCAGATAAGTTGTTTGACTCTAGAAGGTAACGAGCATCAGACTGCGTTTCTGTAAGGTGATCTGCTAATACAAATGTACCATAAGCTACAATGTCAACAATATCACCTGCAGTAGCACCTGTTGTAAGAACTATACTAGTTCCTGACGTTGCTGTAAAGTCTGTTCCTAATAATAGTTTTACGCCATTCAAGTACACGTCTACATATCCTGCATCATACGTAGCAGCAAATGTAGTTTGACCTGATGTAGCAGTGTAAGTGTTACGATCAGTTGTACCGTTAACAGATGAACCTGCAGCAGTCCAACCAGATGAACCATAGACCTGCATAGTGTCTGTTGTAGTATTAAAGTATAATGCACCTAAAACAAGAGCATCACCATCGTTATCAAGTGTAGGAGCAGAAGTTTTAGCACCTAGGTACCTGTCATCAAAATCATCGTATGATGCTGCAGCATTGGTTGCAGATGTAGCTGCTGCAGTAGCTGAGTTAGCTGCGTTAGTTTCACTTGTAGCAGCATTAGTCTCTGAAGTAGCTGCATTAGTTGCACTCGTAGCTGCAGCAGTAGCTGAACCAAGTATACCATCTACATATGTTTTAGTTGTAAGGTCAGCAGCATTAGTTGGGGTGTGAGTAGTTGTAATTGGTGAACTGCCCATATTAATGGAACCTGTCATGGTTCCACCAGTCAGAGCTAAGAATCTAGTGTCAGCATAGTTTTTACTTACTGCATCCTGTGCTGCAGTGGGATCACCTAGACCTGTGATCTTAGATGTACCCATAGCAATAGCACCAGTCATTGTACCACCTGCTAGTGGTAGCTTAGTTGCTATGCTGGTTGTAACTGTGTTTGCAAAGTCTGCATCATCACCTAATGCTGCAGCAAGCTCGTTTAGTGTATCAAGTGTACCTGGGGCAGAGTCTACAAGGGCAGCTACTTCATCGTCCACGTATTTTTTCGTAGCAGCATCAAGGTCATTAGAAGGTGCAGTCAGGTTAGTGATGGTAGCTGTAGTGCCAGCATTCATATTGAGTGTACCGTTGATGGTCACATCTGTGAATGAGGAAGTACCACTTGCTGCAGTAACGTTACCAGTTACATTCCCTGTCAAATTACCAGTAACATTACCAGTAACATTACCTGTAATATTACCTGTTACTGGTCCAACAAGGCTTGTACCTGTGATGGTTGTACCTGTTATAGCTGCAGCAGTTGATGCTCCAATAATAGTACCATCAATGCTACCGCCGTTAATATCAACAGTCGCCAAGGTTGCTTGTCCAGATGTCGATACAGTTGTAAAGCTACCAGCAGCAGGGGTAGAAGAACCAATAATACCATCTAGGTTACCTGTTACATTCCCTGTTACGTTACCTGTTAGATCTCCAGTTACATCTCCAATTACAGCACCTGTAAGAGTACCCTGAAAGCCACCAGTAGCAATCATAGCACCTGAAGAGTTTACTGTAGTAAACGTACCTGCAGCAGGAGTTGTATTACCGATAGTCGTATTGTCCATTGCACCTGAGTTAATATCAGCAGATGTAATAGTTGTAGTACCTGTAAGGGCAGATGTACCTGTTACAGTTAAATTACCCGTTAAACCTACGTCAGTAAAATCACCAGCAGCAGGAGTTGTTGCACCAATTGTAGTTGCATCTATTGCGCCACCATTAATATCTACGGTAGCATGGGTAGAAGTTCCAGTAGAAGTTAGGTCAGTAAATGTACCCGCAGCAGCAGTAGTGGAACCAATTACAGTATCGTCAATAGTACCACCTGTAATAACTACAGAGTCAATATAACCAATACCGTCAATGTACAGATCTTTGAACTCTGCACCTGTAGCACCAAGGTCAACATCGTCATCAGTAACAGGTTTTAGTACACCGTCTTCTAGTCTGATCTGTTCTACAGCAGCAGAAGAAACTTCGTTATAAAAACTAATTCTGTTGTTGGTAGCATCAATAACTACTTTGTTGTAGTTGTCTGTATCAGAGATAGTGGGTACGTAAGCACCCTCTGCAGATGTACCATCATGCTTGTGTCCTGTGCTTGCATTGAATGCATCACGAATAGCATTGTATTCTGCGTTTACTGGTGCAGCTTTAATAACCGCATTTGCGATAATATCAGCAACACTCTGTCTTGTATAACCTGCCATTTAAAGTCTATCCCCCACGCCAAACGTCACAACTATGCCTTGGATACTGTGTGAAGCATTGGAATCATTTGTAACATATTTTAAAGAAACTGATTTGCCTGAGCCTGAAATGTTTGTTCTCTGTACTGGTGAAGGGTTACCATCAAAAATAGCTGTGCTATTGTACAATGCTTCGTTATAGTAGGCTGCTGCCCCTTCAGTACTCAAAGTAAAGTTTGTAGGATTTAAAGAGTCTGGGTCTTCGTAATCATAGACAACAGACATAATAATCTCGTTGTCACCCTCAGAACGTAGATAAGTTGCTACAGTGTAGAAGATCTTTCTTTGTTCTGGATCTTGCATATGCAGGAACGGTGTCTGAAAAACACTGAATATATTTTCTCCATTAAAGTCATAGCCCTGTTCTTGTCTATGAACTTTACCATCTGAAGTACCATGAATAACATATTCGTTTTGACCTATGTACCCACTGTCTGATGCTGTAGCAGTAATCCCTAACATCTGGCTATATTCAAACTGCAATCCGTTAGGTGTCTGTCTAAAGCCACCAAGTATACCTTGAGTATCGTTACCTGCAAAAAAATAACGGAACTGTGTCTTTTGTCTTATTACAACAGCATTTAATCCATCAAGATCAATGTCAAAAATAATATCAGTAAAGATAGACTGAATGTCTTTAGATACTGTTTCAAGATTAACGTCACCAATCTTGTCTGTACCAGAGATAGGACGTAGACCATCTTGTGATAAGAAGAGTAGATCACCACCTATCTCAATAACACTGTCTGATGCCATACAACCTAGATCGTCTGTAACCTCCTGCAACACAAAGTCTGATACGTTGTTGCCAACAAGTTTACGAATGTTGTTAGTACCAAAGATGTAGAGTACATCACGAAATGATTTAATAGCTACGACAGGGAAGCCCACGTTAATAACCCCTGCACCATTAGCAGAAGCAAAGTCAGTCTCATTGTAAGGCGCACTAAAGTAAAGATTTGTGTCTTCGTTAGGATCACCTGCCAAGAACATGTGGTTTTTAAATACGTGAGCAAACTTTGGATTATCTGGGGCATCTGCATGTGTTATCTGTGTGTAGGTTGTGCCATCGTATATAGCTGCAGGGTTTACACCATCAGTCATGATAACCTTTGGACTACCCCAGTTGTACTTAGAAAATCTTACCTTCGATACACCTGTCATTGTAGGTGAGCCAGAGGTAGTTACTGCAACCCAAGCCTCTGCTGTTGCATCCCAGTAATGTAAGTAGTTATTACCAGAACTAGGCTTACGAGCAGCTAGGATACCATCGTTAATTCCGTTGACTACTGCTACACCAAGGATACTGCCTGTACCTGTTACTGTTCCGTAGTCATTACTAAATCCACTGATCTTTCTGTAACCACCAGTAACAGCAGGTTCGTAGTTGATAAGTGAAATAGCAGAACCAGGTGCAGTCTCACCTTGAGAAAGCACATCACGGCTTGTGTTTAAGCCGCCCTGTGCAAAGACTTTAAAGGAGGCAAGATTCTCTGGCATTAGACAATACTACTAATTGTATTACTGAAAGATTTATTTCTTTGGACTACAGTAGATCTAATATCTAGTGGATCGTCCATAAGTATACGTCTCATAGAACGAATACCATTGTCAAAGTTTTGTTGGTGGATAGCTGCACTTTGATCGTTAGATCTAAATCTCATCATGTACATCATAGCACCATCTATAAGCACATGGTTAAATCTGTCTGGAATAACACAATTATCGTCATAGAGATTTAAATCTGCAGGAAATGACCAATACACATATTCTATTTCATATGCATTGTTAGGTACAGGAGTTACACCAAACTTACTTTCATACGTTTGGTAAATTCTTTGTGGTGCAGATATACCAGATCCTGAATCACCTTGATCATCCAGTCCACGATATCTTTGTGTGTATTCTTCAAAAGAAATAGCTGGTAAAAAACTAGGGGTGTTACTTGCAGCACCTAGCTCTTTAATATAAAAAGTGTCCCAATCAACACTAGCAAAGTCAGCAGGAAAATCATAAAGTCTTGTACCTGCAGTTAATGTTTGTGTATATGTAGTTTTTAAGAAAGGCCACTCTTGACCTGTCTGTAGGATATTTCTAATGGCATTGTTAATAGCATCTTTAGCTAGAGCTTGAACGTTACGTACAGTATCAAAGCCATCACCAGCAGTATCTAGTGTAACTTCGTTCAATCTACGTAGTAATTGATTTATTAGAGTAACGTAAGTAGCCATTACAAAAATCCTTCAGGTAGCCTAAAGGGGCCAGTTGCCCAGCCCCCAAGGTTAGTTTAGTTACGCAAGATAGTCACGAGATACTTCGTCAGCACCTTTACCATCAACGTCCATTACCAAAGCCCAGACACGCAGTTTACCTGCTGTAGCTGTACCTGTTAATGTGTCGATTGTAAGATCTAGAGTATCTTCTGCACCAATGTAAGCTACGCCAGGAACTGACGGAGCAACATCGCCAACTGATTTACCAGCCATTGCATAAGCTACAACGAACTCGTCATCATCAGCACCTGTACCAATGTCGAAAGTCAAAGCTGTAGCACCAGTAAGTGCTTCAGTAACTTCAACACCAGCAGCTAGGATAACTGTTTGTGCAGGAAGAGTAGCAA